AGAACAAAATTAACGCAATTAAAATATTTAAAAAATGTGTTGAATTAATCACTAATAAAGTTAAAAATGAAATTATATATGAAATTTTTGTAAATCTAGCTTTGTTAGTATCAGAAACAAATGGAAATAGTGATGAAGTTGGTAATTATTATAAAGAAGCATTAAATATTTGTCCAGATAGAGCAGAACCATATTTTTATTGGAGTATATATTCTAACAAAATACATAATTTCGAAAAATCATATGATTTGTTGAATAAAGCTCTATTTTTATCATATGATGAAGCAAAAATTAAATATCCTGGAACACAATTTACCGCATATGGTAAGCATCTTTACGATGAATTAGCTGTATCTTGTTATTGGCTAAAAAAATATGATGAGGGAAAAATGTTATTAGAAAAAATAATAGATGATCCTGATTTCAGTCATATTAAACAAAGAATAAAACAAAATTTAGAAAACATTAATACAGAAATCATAAATCTAAATTTAAATCAAAATTAAATAAAATAATTTATTATAGTAATATTAAATTATTTGGTAAATTATAGTGATTGTAATTCGATTATGTAATTCGAAAAATCGTTAAAATAATCATAATTATTAATTATATCAATCTCATCTGGTTTAATTTGAAATTTTTCTTTAAATTTAAACATTCCAATCCCTCTAAAATTGATATTATAATAATATTTAAATTGATTAATTTTATCTTTATAATTCTTTATTAAATGATAAATAACTTTCCAGATATCCCCAGTCCAATTTTCACCATATTTTAATATACCATTTTCATAATAATGTTTTATTGGTATTTTAAGTTGTTCATTATAGTTAAATGGTAAAATATCATCAATAAATATGAATCCATCATTTGACAATAATTGTATTGAATTATTGATATCACGTAATACATATTCGGTTTGATGCATTCCATCAATAAAAATAACATCAAAATGTGGTTTACTATTTTCTAAAGTTTCGATTGAGTTATCTGAAAAATATTGTTTAAAAAAATCATCTGATGTTAGTAAAAATAACTCTTGATTATTTTTTGGTGAAAATTTAGGATCAGGATCAACACCTACTTTATCAATAAAATGAGTTTCATTAAAACATTCTCCGTATTCAACTCCAATTTCTAAATATCTATTATATTTATTTGTTAGTTTATTAATAACTTGAGATCTTTTACTAATATCTGTATTAAATTTGGGTTTTTGTATGTTAACATTTATGATTTCATATTCAGAAACTGATAGGTAAAGTAATTTAAAAAAATTAATTAATTGTTCATTAGGGGTATCAATAAGTGTATAACATTTCATACGTTCAAAATTATATCTCTCAATTCTCTCTTGTAAATACTCGAGTGAACATTTATTTTCTAAAATAATAAAGTCGTTTCTTGGATTATTATATAGTTCAGAAATTTTATCAATATTTGCTAATAGACTATCAAACCCAATAATACAATACTGTTTATCGTAACTATCGTTGACAATTATATTACAATAATTATGTTTATATTTTGTTTGATCTCTTTCCCATATTTTAGAATGTTGATCTATATATGTTTCATCTTCATATGCGCCCTTGTCTTTCATTATTTGATTAATTTCAAAGTTTTTAAAGTAATTTGGATAAATAAAGTTTGGTCCAATACGATTTATTTCCGAATTTCTTATCAAAGAAAAATTATTATTAGAATCATTCATATATTGAATATATCCAAGTTTGTGTATTTTAGCTATGTTAGTTGATACACAAGTTCTAAGTATTATTTCATAATCATCACAAATAGGTAAATATTCAGAATAGCTCCCCATATTTAAAAGATTCTCTCTTCTCCATATTCTAGGATGATTAGGACAACATACTAGATGACTCATTGTAATATTATTAATATTCGGTGTAATGTAAACTAGACGCCATTTACCTTCATATTTTTGTGAATAATATCCTCCATACCCTTTACAAATAAAATCTCCATACCATTGATTTTTTCCATTTTCATAGATACATGCGCAGTCATAATAAATAAAACCAATATCTGGTTTTGTGTCGAATAGATCAGCAGATTCTTTTAAAACATATGGCATTAATTCATCATCATGATCCATTTCAACAATATATTTTCCACGACATAAACCGATAGTTTCATTTTTTACATTTCCAATGCTACCGTTATTATTTGAACGACGATAAAAACGAATACGTGGATCTTGTGAAAAATTTTCTCTTAAAAAAGAAAAATTGTTATCATCTGGAGAATCATCAATAATGATCCATTCCCAATCGAGTAATGTTTGGTTTTTAAGACTATTATAAACTCGTAATATTTTTTCGTAAGAATTATAGGATGGTGTAAAAAGAGAAAAAGTAGGTCTTGTATTTACACGGTCAATTGAACATAAATTTATATATGTCGTATTAATAAACATATTAAATACAGTAATATCTTTTATAATATCATCGTTTATTTGAATATGCGTATGTCTAACTAACATTTTATTTGATATTATTGTTAACAATTCATTAACATATTCGTTTTTATCATCACCATATGTTAGTAATAAATGAAAATTTGAATTATGTAAGTTTTTAACATATTCAATCGAATCCGCAATAAAAATAGAACAATCTAATTTAGATGAGTTCTGAATAAAAAAACTATCTATATTATTAAATTGTTCTTTACGATAAAATATAACAAAAGGGTATTTCATTATATTTTATAAGTGTTAAATGTTTAAATACTATTAATTAATAATTATTAATTATTGTAAAAATTAAAATTCTGGAGTATGTTTTTTAAATAAACAACCTTGTGGTATTAAGTTTCTAATTTCATTTGTAATTATTTGTGGGTTCTGATAATCACAATTTGTTGTCCAAATTTTTACAATACAGAAATTTTTCTTTGGGGAAACAGTTATTCCTGTCACATAATTAACAAAAGTACTATTACTACTAATAGTTTCTCCTATAAGAACATATGTAAGATCTCTCCAAACTTCAAACACATTTTTATTGGAAATTTTATATGAAAAGCAACCTCCATTTCTATTTTTTGGATCTTCCCACATAGGTGTAATACCATCTCTCATAATGAATAACATACAATTTTTAATTAAGTCAGCAGGCAGAGTTTCTGTAATTCCAATACTTTCTTCAATTGTTTTAAATTGACATATTTTTTTATAACTTTTAACGGACCAATCTGGATCTTGGGGTAAATGAGCCCATAGGTTCCATCTACATTTTAACTTATTAAATGATTTTGTCTCAGAAATATTCATATTAGACATTGTTAAATCTGTATGATAGGGTTCCATTATATATTAGTTATTTCAATTTTTTTTTAAATGTTTTTAAATTATATTTAATATTTTATATTAAACTATAAATTATATAAAAATAGGTGAATTATTCAACTTTGACATAATCGTCCGATTTATCAGAATCGCTGTTAGATAATTCATTGTTAGTTACATTTTCAGTTACATTTTCACTAGTGATATTGTTATATTCAATAGGATAAATATTGTAATCATCCTCATTGAATATTATACTTTGATGTGGTAGCAAAGTAAATATACTAACATTATTATCAATTATAGTAACATTGTAATTAAAATCGTCTTCATTAATGTCCATTTTTAAAATATTTTTAATGTAATATTTAAAGAATTTTTTATTTAAACAATTATTAACAATATAATAATTATGTTTACTGTCTTTTAAATTAATCAAATATTTGTTATTATTATAATCCAAATCAATTGCTATAAATTTTACATTTGATACTTTGTAATCGAGAGACTGAGGAATTTTTTCATAAAACACATAATTTACACAACTTTTATCTACGTCTCTATCTAAAAAAAATAGACAAGAATAATTTAACTCATTACACGCATTTTCGATAAATTTAATATCATTTATATCTTCTATATGTATATTGTGCATTTCATTTCCATTATTATCAATAAAAACAAGTTGTTTAGGCGCAGTATCTATTATCAAACCTTTATCTTTTAAATATTTATCACAAAATGAATTTATGTATACTAATTTAGGACTAATATATTTTTTTACTAAATGTATTTGACACCAACTAATATAATACATTAATTTATATACTGTATTAATTGTTAATGGTCTTAATCTATCTTTCAAATCTTTAAATTTATCTATAAAATTAATCGTACATATATCATTATCTATTTTAAAATATGACAAAAAATGTTTTTTTCCAAATATCATCATTAATATTAATGTTATACTTAAAATATACATTATATATTATTATTTATTTATTATTTAAATCCTTTTATTATAATAAATTTCATTTATCATAATATAAAATTATTCATATTCGGGATCTGTTGACCAAAATGGAGCAACTTTATCATCAGTTATATCTAATGGATTATCTGAATAAGAAACATCTATGTATTTTACTTTTTTACTTGGAGGATTTATTGTTAAACTAGATATCGAATTTCCACTCTTTTTAGTGCTTTTTGAATCATTACAATTATCGCATTTTATATTTAATTTTCCAGTAGATGGATCTAGACCAAATACATAGAGCAATATTGTTACTATTATCGTCATAAAAATAAATGGAATAAATACTATTATCCAAGAAATTATACCCATTCCTGCTTGGCATAATGAATTTAAAAGTATTGTAATTATTATCATTACAAATACTTTTAAAAATGCTGTATTATATAATCCTTTAAATGTATCTATTATTACTTGAGTTAATGAAAATGCTACATATATTAAGGCTGGGGCACATAGATTTAACATTTTACTTATTATATACATAGAAAAGAGTTTATAGTGTTATCAATTAAAAATCGGTTCACCGTCTTTAATTATTCCTACCTTTTTACCTATATCTCCGTCTTTTGTCATTTCATACAATATGCCATTTTCTTCATCAGTTGCGAAATATGTAATATCATCTATTTCAATTTCAAATACCTCTTCTTCAGCGTCTCCTTCTCCTTCTCCTTCTCCTTCTCCTTCTTTGTCCAT